GATGATATTAGTGATGTTGGTATTGAGGAGGCAAGCTCATGAGCAAGATTGATTTCTACCTGAAGCTAGATTCTAAAGAAAGTATGCCTACGGTACTATCCGCCTTCTACAAGCAAGATTATACAACTGTTGTGGACGAGGAAACTGGAGAATCTTCACAAGTACCTGAAGGTGATCCCTACTTCGTCCCTAACACTCCTGACTACGCTATCGACCTTGTAGGTATTATCAAGAAGCCAACAGGCAATATGCTCGTAGATGAGGCCAGTGGTATTGAATACCCTGAGATGGCTCCTCTTGATGGCTACCATATCAATATCCGACTTAATGGTGATAACCGTAGGGATGACGTAGAAGCCCTCTCTAATTACTTTGTAGACCCTGAACCTCTAACCCCCTCACGTATCTGGCTCTAACCTCTTTAAGAAACAGCAATAGGAACACTTAGGATGACTAAGCAACTCTCAGAAACAGAATCCAAGAAAATCTTAGGAGTTGCTGGAACCTCCACTCGCAATGGTACCCTTAAAGCTGATGAGCTACAACCTGAGCTTCGTGGTAAGCGGGCTATCAGGGCTTATCGTCAAATGCGTGACAATGATGCTACTATCGGTGCTGCACTCTATGCTGTAGAACAGATGCTTAGGGATGTCCCCATCAAGGTGGTACCTTCTGATGATTCTGATACAGCTAAAGTAGAGGCTGAATTTGTAGAGTCTGTTCTTGAGGATATGGACCACAGCCTTGATGACCACATCTCAGAAGCACTATCTTTCCTTACATTTGGGTTTGCAGCTTTTGAAGTAGTCTACAAGCGTAGGATTGGTCCTTACGAGAAAAGCCCTAAGAAGTGCTCTAAGTTTACTGATGGGCGTATTGGTATCCGTAAGATTGCCCCTCGTGCTCAGTGGACCATTAACCGCTTTGATGTAGACCAACAGTCAGGAGACCTCTACGGTTTTCATCAGGATGTATCCTCTGGCTTTGGCACTAACTACATCCCAATGCGTAAGGCTATCCTCTACCGGACCACTACAATCAATGGTGACCCTTCTGGTCGTAGTATCCTCCGTAATGCCTATGCTGCTTATGAGCGTCTTAATGCTATCCAACAGTATGAGGCTATCGGTATTGAGCGAGAGCTTGCAGGTATCCCCCATGCAGAGGTTCCAGCAGAGTATCTCTCAGCAGATGCTACAGAGGCTCAACAGGCAGTCCTGAACCAGATGAAGGAAATCCTACGAGACCTTAAGTTCAATGAGCAAGGCTTCCTGATTACCCCTTCTGATACCTACCCCGGTAAAGATGGAGAACCCACCAACCAGAAGCTAGTATCTGTAAAGCTAATTTCTTCTGAGGGTACTCGTAATATCGACATTGACCCTGTAGTTAAGCGTTACCAACACGACATTGCACGATCTGTTCTTGCTGAGTTCATTATGTTGGGTGGTGGTAGTAATGGCTCTTATGCCCTCTCCAAGAGTAAGTCTGACTTGTTCCTACGGGCATTAGAGAGCTACATCAACACTATTGTAGACGTACTTAACAAGCAACTTATTGAACCCCTCTGGCGTCTTAATGGTCTTGACTTCAAGTACATGCCTAAGATCAAAGCTGGTGATGTTGCAAGTCACGATCTTAAAGAAATGGGTGCTTATCTTCGTAATCTTAATGGTGCTAGTATCACTGTTGCAGATGATCTTGATATTGTCAACGCTCTCATGGAGATTGCTGAACTACCAAAACCTAACCCTGAAATCTACGCTGCTTCTCGTGAACGTGCACAACAAGCTGATCTAGCCCGTACAGATTACTATGATGGACCGGATGATAATGTTGTAGGCTCTAAAGACGATACTGAAGAAGACGATGATGAGAAGGTTGGCAACTGATGTCACAATGGAACAGACTACAATATGAAGTTCCTGATGGTAGGTTAGTCCAAGCCCAACGAGAGATTTACCAAACCTTTGGAGATAAGGTCTCTATTGATGCTAAAGCAAAAAGCCTCATTAAGTTTGGTAAATCTGGTGAACTCTCTACTAATAGGGAAACTGTCTGGACTGTAGGTGGAATGGAAACTTACGTTCAAGACAACCTTATTGACACAATCTCCTCTAGTTCTGCCACTGATGACCAAGAGATTTACCTTGAGTGTCATACTGTATCTGGTACTGGTGAAGATCAACAGTTTACTTTTATAACACAAATTGGTCAAATTATAGGTCAGAATAAAGTCTCTTTACCAACCCCTGTAGCTCGTGTCTCTCGTGTTGTAAATAATAATGGTCATGAGCTTACTGGTGCAGTCTACGTTTATGAAGATACGGCTGTTGTAGGTGGCGTACCATCTGATGTGACTAAGATACACGCACAGATACCTCAAGGCTTCCAACAGTCCTTTAAGGCAGCTACAACCTTCAGTAATCAAGACTACTACATTCTTACTGGTGGGTTTGGTTCAGTTAGCTACAAACAAAGTGCTACTGTAAATTTCTACCTAGAGGTCAGACAAGCAGGTAAGATATTCACAGAAGGTGCTGCTGTATCAGCTAACTCAGCAGGTGGTGCTTGGCAGATCGACTTAGACCCATGTGTGATTATACCTAAGAACTCTGATGTACGTATCACCTGCCAAACAAACACTCATGGTGCTGAAGTCTACGCCAGTTTCAAAGGTTACCTAGCAAAGGTAGTAGCATGAATAAACTAATTGAGAAATTCCAAACTGACTTCGATGTATTCAGTGATCCCCTGTCTGCTAAGGTGCGCTCTCGTGCTATTGGGCTAGAAGGTAAAATCCATGTGTACGATCTTGATGGTCAAGCCTACTACGTCCCCGGTGCTACCCACAAGGAATACCTTGAGCACATGGAGTACGAGGATGATGATAAAGTTTCTGAAGATCGTATGACAGAAGCTCTACGAGCAGTGGTAGCAGAGATTATGAATAAGGGTGACTTTGAAGACTGGGGTGAGGCTGAAGAAATCACCAAAGCAGAATACCAAGGTAAAGAAGTCCCCCTGAATAAACCTCGTCGTCTTAGTGGTGGCAATAAGAAGTTTGAAGTCTTCGTACAGGATGGTGGTAAGGTTAAGCGAGTTACCTTTGGTGATCCTAACATGGAAATCCGTAGGGACGATGATGAAGCTAGGGCTAACTTCCGTGCTCGACACTCTTGCGACACTGCCAAAGATAAGACTTCAGCCCGTTATTGGTCATGTCGCATGTGGGAGAAAGGTACTACAGTGAGTGAAGCAACTAAATCTTCTAATGCCGATATATCTGGGGAAATCCTCAAGGTAGATAATGAACAAAGACTCATTTATGGATGGGCCTCAGTTATCACTGCGAAAGGTGAAGCTGTAGTTGACCGCCAAGGTGATGTTATAGACGCTGATACTCTCACGAGTGCAGTGAACAAATTCATGGAGCATGTGCGTGTAGGTAAAACTATGCACACTGGGGAGGAGACTGGTAAAGTAATCCACTCTCTACCTGTCACTAAAGAGATTTGTGATGCTCTTGGAATCCAGAGTGACCGTGAAGGTTGGATTGTCGCCTATAAGGTATACGATGATGCAGTCTGGGAACGGGTTAAGTCTGGCGAACTACGTGCCTTCAGCATCGGGGGCCGTGCAACACGGGAGGAGCTATAATGCCCACACTCCTAAAAAACTTGGAACTAGAGGAGCTTTCCCTTGTGGATAAGCCCGCGAACCCTTTAGCAATGGCTCCTCTGTATAAACGTGACAACTCCGAAGAGGACCACATGACAGAAAATGTAGAAAAGATGTCTGATGACCAAAAGGCAGAAATGGACAAAATGTCCGACGCCATGAAGGCTAAGATGAAGATGTATATGGACAAAGGTATGGGCTACGATAAAGCCAAAGCCATGTGCAACGAAGATATGAAAAAGTCTCTTGAGGAAGAGGTAGAAAAGCTGAAGGCTGACAATGAAGCCCTCCGCAAGTCCCTCCTTGATGAAGGCTACAAGATTACTGCTGAGGGTGTTCAAAAGAAAGCCCCAGAAGAGTTCATCGAAGTAGAAGGTGAACAGATTAACAAAGCTGACATTCCTGCCCCCATCCTTAAGCGTTTGGAAGAAGCAGAGATTGAGAAAGCTGAGAACGCTATCCAGAAGCGTTGTAAAGAAACCCTCCCCAATATCTCTGAAGATCACGCTCGTGTCCTCCTGAAGGCTCATGATGATCTGGCAGAAGAAGAAGCCAAGAAGTTTGCTGAGTTTATGCAAGCACTGGACAACCTCTTTGACGAGATGACTGAAGAAGTTGGTAAGTCGGCTGCTCAAGGTGATATGGAAGACCCCAACGAAAAACTTAACGCTCTTGCCAAGGCACACCAAGAAGAGCACAACACAACTTTCGCACAAGCTTATGCTGCTGTAGTTAAAACAGATGCAGGTAAAGCACTCGTGAAAAAAGCATATCAGAAGGATTAATTAGATATGGCTACTGTAGGTGGAAACCAAATTCGTGAAACTATGATTGCAGGTGCTGACCTCTCGGCAAAGCAATGGACTTTTGTTATCGGTAACACATCTGATCGTACTGTTGTTAGCGCAACTGATGGTCAGGCTGCTGATGGCGTCTTGATTAACAACCCCACATCCGGTGCTGCTGCTACTGTAGTCACTATGGGCCGTGTGATGGTTGAAGTAGGTACTGGTGGTCTCTCCGCTGGTGATGCTGTTGCTTCTGACGCTAACGGGGAAGCTATCACTGCTGCCTCTGGTGACATCGTTGTTGGCAAGGCTCTGGAAGATGCTGCTGCTGGCACCCGTACAACCATTGACTTCTTCCGTGGCGGCAACGCTACTGCCTAACGCATAGAAAGGAATAATTAAATGCCTATGCTTACTCCGTCGCAGGTCCATATTGATGCACCGCTGACAAACCTCACCCTTGCTTACCTCCAGTCGGCTGACAACTTCATTGCTGACAAAGTGTTCCCGATTGTGGACGTTGATAAGCAATCTGATAAATACTACATCTATGACCGCGAGAACTTCAACCGTTCCGGTCAACGCAAGCAACTGGCACCTCGGACCCGTCCTGAGCGTATCGGTATGTCGCTCTCCAATGACAACTACTTTGCTGATGTCTTTGGTCTGGCAACTGACTTTGATGAGCAAACCCTTGCTAACGAAGATGCAGCACTGGAAACTCGTGCAATGGGCGCACAGATGCTCGTTCACAACATGCTGATCGACCGTGAAAAGGACTTTGTTACTAACTTCTTTGGTGACAACATCTGGGGTACCAACTGGGATGGTGTAGCTAACGGTGATAACGACACAGCAGCAGAAGTCACCAACTGGGATGACTACACAAACTCCACCCCGATTGTTGATGTTCGTCGTCTGTCCCGTACTATCCAACTGAAGAGCGGTGGCTTCAAGCCGAACACTATGGTCATCTCCAAGGCTGTACGTGACGTTCTGGTTGACCACCCTGATATTCTGGCACGTCTGAACGGTGGTGCGACTGTAGCTAACACTGCACTCATCACTGATGCAAAGCTGGCAGAAATCTTTGAGGTTGAACGCCTCTTCGTCATGGAAGCAATTGAGAACACTGCTGCTGAAGGTGCTACAGAAAGCAATGCCTTCATCGGTGGTAACCACGTCCTCCTCTGCTATACTCCTGCAAGTGCTGGCCTCCGTGCCCCTGCTGCTGGTCTCACCTTTGCTTGGAACTCTCTGCCGGGTGTCTCGAACCTCGGTCTGACTGTTGAGAGCTTCACAGGTGACTTCCTCCGTGTTGAAGGTATCGCAGAAGAAATCCACGTTAAGATGTCCTATGACATGAAGATCGTGGGTTCGGACCTTGGTGGTTTCATCAACTCCGTCCTTGCGTAAATAAAATCTCTGGTGGCCCTGCTGTTGTAATTATCAGTGGGGTCACTCCCTAAATAATAATAATGGAATAGTACTATGACCACTAAAGAATATCAACAGTATATGTTTGACAATGAGTTTGGTTGGCAGGTAGATCGACCAGTCTTTATTAAACTTCCGTTTTTTGCCTTTGGGCGTCAATGGAACAAAGGGGATCACTTCACTTGGCACACTCAAGCCTATCGTGAGGAAGACCACCGCAAGATTCTCCGAGATGTTCACAACCTATACCTCTCTGGTAAAATCCACCATGATAGCGCACGAGAAGTAGAACAGAAGGTTGGGGATCGTCTAGGAGAACTTGATAAGGAAGAAATCGCAAGTCTTATTCGTCTGGTTAATGTGGAAGTCAAGAAGCGGACTACTACAGATAAAGAATACCAGACCAAACGCATCAAGCAGTCTAAAATCCTAGATAAACAACGTGGCCTCATTCGAGCATGGCTTAACCGTAATTCTTGGGCTTTAGACATTTACACTGATATTCGAGATGACCTTCTTGAGAAGGCTAATAGTAAAACCCTAGAACCTTCTGTAGAGCAAGAGGAACCCTAAATGGCTTGGACCTACGATGAAACTAACCTGAACACTTCTACAGCTATTGGTAGGCTTAATGCAGTTAGGCTCCTCGTAGGTGACACTAACACAAGTGACCAACAAGTCCAGAATGAAGAGATTTACTTTGCACTATCTCAAAGTGGGGATAACATCTACAGTGCTGGTTCTTGGATATGTAGGACTATCGCTTCTAAGTATTCCCGCCTAGTGGATACAGACTTAGATGGTCAACTGTCTGAAAAATACAGTCAACTACAAGCCCACTACAAGAGCCTAGCAAGTGACCTAGAGTTCCAAGCCACTAAAGTGGGTGCCTCCCTAGGGTTTGTAGCAGGTGGCCTCTCCAAGAGCAATATGAAGGCTGTAGAGACTGATACAGATCGTACTGGTAGTCGCATCCGTAGGGATCAATTCCGCTATCAAGAAATCTACTCCTCTGACTATCTGGATAACGACTGATGAACCTTTCAAGTAACGTCCAAACCCTAGTGAACCGTAGGGGCCAAACAGCCACACTACGTAAGAAATCCTCTGGGACTTATGACCCTACTGCTGGGTCTCTTGGGTCCGTTACTGATACTGACTACACCATCAAGGCTTACTTTGCTGATTATGATGTAACTGAGATTAACAACGATAGTATCCTTCTGGGTGATCGTAAAGTCCTCATAGCTGCAAAAGATACTTCAGGTAATGCTGTTCCAGAACCCGACAACAACGACCAGATACTTGGAGT